AGCCTGAGGAATCGCCTTATGTTGATTTAGGAGATGTAAGGGTGCGCAAGGGCTTAGACTTCGCTTACAAACATTTCGCAAAGCCAGTCGGGGTACCAACCCTTTCAGCACATCATTTGGAACGCGACCTTAGTGAGTTGTTTATCGCACTAGACATTAAGGGAAGCACTTCTGCAGGACTTACCGATTATGGTAAATCTAAAGCTGAAGCGTGGCCGGTAGGAGTACGCAAAGCGAAAGAAACGTTGCTGAAAACCCGCAAACCAGAACCATGTCTGGCTGGCACTCGTACGCAGGCAGGTAAGTTGGGAAGATTAGTATGGATGTATCCATTATCCATGACTATTATCGAGGCTCTTGTAGCTCGACCACTTATTGAAATGCAGAAGAGGGGAAGAACACCAATGGCTTTTGGCCAAAAATCCACTGTTCTTGGAACAAGGATTAGAAAGGCACAAACGTTCAATGGTTATTATTCTAGTTTGGATTCATCGCAATTTGACGCCACAATTGGAAAAGTCGTGATCCAAACTGCGTTTAACGCATTCAGAACATGGTTCAATTTGGAGGACGAGGTTCTAGAAGGAGTCACAGTGGGAGATGTTTTCGACGTTATCGAAAATTACTTTATCTATACAGATATAGTGATGCCCCATCCTGATGGTCCACGGTTATATACAGGAAAGCGTCATGGCGTTCCTAGCGGTAGTTATTTTACCCAAATGGTTGACTCATTTATGTCAACTTGTTTAATAGGGACACTTGACTACACGTATAAATTGCACGTGCAAGATGATGAATTCTGGGTCCTCGGAGACGATATGTTATTCTTCACGCGCCAAAAACCAGAAATTGGTAGATGGTCAAAGCTGCTGTCAAACCTTTACGGCATGAAAGTCAATGCTAAGAAGTCGTCATGTGGTAGGGCACATGAAGTAATTCACTTTCTTGGTAGAGACTGGCATAATGGAATACCGTTCCGTGAATGGAATGACGTCCTGGAGAAAGCTATATCTCCAGAGAGATACCGAAAGTACGGTAGCGACCTTGGCAAGGGCGCCGCATTAGTACTCGCTAGTTATGGGACTACTGCCCTATACCGTAACAAACCGAACTGTTTTGAACCATGGTTCGGACTAGTAGGTTCACGCTTCGTGATGGAATATGCGAGTGGTCTAACGCAATTCTAT